TATTTTTCTTTCATTTGGGAACATCTCCTCATAGACGTCTTTAACCTCATCACTATTCTGTGACTCTGGTTTGTCTTTATTCAACTCTTTTTCTTCCTTATCAATCAAATCCAATTCAAGACAGTATAATCTACTTGTAGTCCAGGTGTCCATAGACCAGAAATCTGTTAATGATAATCCTAATCCTTCTATCCTATGTACCAATAAAAAATAAATATCCAACAAACTACTCTCAATAGCCCAAGCCATTGAAGTGTTCATTGGATTTGGTTTTATATCATCATTAGATTTGTTTTTGCCTTTCTCGAAAAGTGGAAACATCTTCTCTTATTTCTTGCTGGATTTTAGACTCTCTTTCGCCGACCATACACATCTCATAGTATTTTGAAATGTTTGCAGCTATCCTATAATCAATAGCGTCAGCATTTTTTAAGAAGTCTTTTGCAGATAATCCATCTACCATTGCTTCAACTTTTCTAGCAAGGATTTCGTTCATCTCTTTATCTAATTTATCAGCCATTCCTTCATGTTCTTTGTTAAATTCCTTGACATCTTCCAAGTGTTTATCTTGTTCATCAAGTAATTTGTCAAGTTTATCCTGTAATTTCAGAATAGCTTTGTAATCGTCATCATTTTCTTCCATTAATCTGATTCTTCTTTCGGTAGACTCGATTTGCTTTTCTAATTTTTCGCCTTTTTTGTTGATTAAGTCTGACTCATCAGTCAATGGTTGAATTTCTTTTATTTTTGCTTCTACTTCTTCGTCAAATGCTTTTAAAGTTTCATTTGAACATCTTTTGAAGAAATACTCTTTATTACATAATTGAATAGTTGTTTGAGTAAATTCTCTTGCCATAAATAACTTCCTCCTTTTATTTGGCTAGACAGAACTGATGGACTTAAACCACCTAGTTCTCATGTGTAAAAAATAATAAATTGCAGAAAATTTAGTTTTCTGCAAATTCAGGGTATGTTGATGGGTTTGGATAGAAGCTTGAAAGTTCTACACCAGTAGTGTCAATATGAATGTCTGATAAATCAGTTACCATATCGACAGTAATATATGATTGTTCAGGTTTTTCTAAAACTTTGAACTCCATAGTTAAGTCTTTTGCTTCGTCACCAGATTTTGGAGATGTAACGCTAGTTAATTCACAATCAGGACATATAATTAAAGTTTCATATGGTACTCCTGTTGAAATGTAGTAGTAAGTTACTTTTTCACCTTCTACTTCCTGTTCTTTTGTTGAAACTAATTTTTCACCAGTTCCAAGAGTATTGGAAGTTGAAACTCTTATGATGTCTCCACCATAACACCTAAACCAGATTTGTTTGTGAGTAATCTCTTCTGAAACAGAATGTCCGTATTTGTTGAATGCTTCGTATTCTGGTTCAAAGAGTTTGGTCCCATCTACCCAAGGCATAGTAATTGATCCTTCGGTTTCTCTTGCACCCATGATTTTGGTATTTTTACCGAATGCGTCATCATGACAAGATTGAGATTCTGCATTGTGGTTAATGGTCAGGCTTGCTTCGGAGAAACAATCGATAGGAACTTGCATCATTTCTTCTGCGGTTGCTCCAACGTGTCCGACGTATACTTGGGTATGTGCTGCTTTTGCGAAGTGGGATTCTTCTAAAAAGCTTCTAGTTGGATTGGTTAAATTGAAATTGTTGTAATCACTAACAAATGTTGGTGAAATAGTTGGTGCGTCATCTGCACTGAAATTGATTTCTAATTCATTTAATAAAGCATTGTTGAATGCTCTTGCGTCAGTTTCAGTTTTACTAAATCCATTATAGATTGTAGCTACTGGTAATTCAGTAGTATTGTCTGCTGGCAATTCAAAATGATAATCAAATACTCCGTCTGTGGACTCGTGGGCTACTTTGGTATAATTACCTAAAAGCAAATAGAATATATCTTCTAATCCTTCGGAATATCTGAATTTATCTTCCCATGTTGGTGCAGATTCAGCGGTAGTTCTGTAAGAACCCATATCCAAGTTAGATACACCAGTGTGTCCTTCGTCAGTTTCGGTTTCGATTTCGTTACCGTCCTCGAACCCAGTTTGTCTTACACTAACAAGAGGGCGTGCATATTTATCCTCATCAAGAGTTCTAGCTTTAACTCCCATCATAACATAATGCCATGAGGCATTTGGTGCTATTGCTGCCATGTTTATTTATCCTCCTTTTTTGTTTCTTTGTCCTCTTTTTGTCTTTTGAACTTTTTAGGTTCATTATAGACTTGATAATTACCATTAATTTCTAATCTTTTAATTAATTGAGCTTCGGAGTCAGGTATGGAGATAATCATTCCATTAATTAACACATCTGTTGGTTTCATGATATTTGCTAAAACCAAATCCAAATCCTTGACTCTACTTTGCCCAATGTATTTGAACTTCATGTTAATACCTCAATAAATAACGTAATACAACCATTGAAGTGAATAATTGTGCAGTTTCTTTGTAACTATCTTGTCCTTTACGATTGTACTGGAAACCTTGAACTGGGCTTCCTTGCACAAATGACAAATCGACGTTTGTTTTCATAATCACTTCATCAATAATTTCCTTCAACAGTTCACTAAACATAAATAATTGACCGATTATTCCTTCTCTTCTCTCTTCGGTAGTTATTAACATTACAATGTCTATTTCACGTTCATAACTACACCCATCTCTACCATTTTCCCATTCCAATGGTTTATAAACAATACATGATGGTGGGAGATTATTTGCGTCCACTTCAATAAAGTCATAAAAAATAGGAGTATCTTTGAATGTTTTATTATCAACAATAGCTTCGCTTATTTCCTCTAAAACTTCGCCTATTTTACTTTGATATTTCATTTAAATTCCCCAATCTATGCCTCTTGAAGTTGCATGGAATAAATCATGATGGTCTTTTTTATTTTCAATGTCTGCCAAGTATTCAGCTATTGCGGCGTCTACTTGTCCAAGTAATCTATCTGCATAGTTATTAGACTCGCTTTTTGGTTCTTTCATTGGTTTGGTTTCGTATTCCCAACGTGTTAGCCAAGCATATGCGCCAGCAGCCATATAGATATAATCATGTAACTTTTTAGGGACTTTATGATCCCTAGCAAAATGACCTAATCTATTCAATACGTGATTTTCACCAGTAATCAAAGATTGTTCTATGTCAGTTAAAGTATAAGTGTAATTTTGACATCTCATTAGAACTTTGGTGATTTCAATGCCTTTTACTTCACTTCCAAAGCTTAATTTCAGAGATTTTGCTCCTGTGATTATTCTTGTCTTGTCTGTGAAAGTGACATTGTCATCTAATTTAAATGTAATGATAGTATCATTATCGTAGTCAATTTCATCATCACTACAATTTGCTTGAAGCAAACTTATATTTCCGTTAAGTAGTGGTGAAAAATCAAGTAAAAGTGCAGAGACATCTACATTAACTCCATGAAAATTAATGAAAAATTGCACATAATCAATACCATTAAACTCCTCATAAATCGTTGGCAAAACAATACTGTCACCATCAACAAACAATGAAGAATCAATAGCTACTGGGAATTGCCTGTCCACTTTACTTCTAGGAATCCACTTTAAAACCTTATAAAAATCAGACATTGAATATTTGGAGGTTTCCTCAACTATATCGTCCATAAAATAAACCTCCTTAAAATAATACTTAACTTTGTGGAGTTACAGCGGTTAAACTAATAGTGAAACTTGTGTTGCTTTCACTAACTGTAATTGTACCCTCGTAATCGCCAAATCCTTCTGCAATGACTTCTATTGTTTGTTCTCCGTCAGGAACATCTTTTAAAGTACAGCCCCCAGCACTGCCAGTAGTACCAGTTATTGTGCCAATACTAACACTTGCACCTTCAACAGCGTTAGTGCCATCATTGACAGAAATATTGATGTTTCTTTTAGTTTGTGTTTCACTTTCTTGTGAACCACTGTTACCTCCATTAGAATTAGTTTCAGAGCCAGAGGACTCTGAACTGTTTCCTTCCAAAGCATTCAATCTATCCTCATGCTCTTGCAATACTTTTGCAGTAGCGAATGGATTTAATTGTCTACCTTTTATTATGCGAAGTTTAATACTTTCAAACATCTAATCCCTCCTAAAAAACATTAAAGGAGTATGATTATACTCCGCTTTGTGTTAAAATAGCCATTTCTTTGTTTACAGCTAATCCTAATTCAACAGATAACTGATAACCGAATGAGTGTGGGTATTTGTCTTTGTCATCACTTTCAAAGTAATGTACGTTAATCTTTGAAGATTGTGGAACGTTTTCATCGTTCAATCTGTTGTCCTCTTCATCGATGTTGTAATACCAAATCGCTGGATTAGATGTGCGGTCTACTGCAATCGCACCGGTGCTGATTTCTCTTGCAACGTTCATGTTAATACCATTGGAAACTCCATTGAATTGTCCATTAGCATTTAACACTTTGTATAAATCTTCTGCACTGTCGTAAGCGGTTTTGGAAATATACATGTCAGATGGTGAGAATTGATTCTCATAATTAGCTTGATTTTCCATTGCTCTTTTCATAGCAACAATATCGTCATCGATAGCTTCGTTACCGGTTACCCATGCACCGTCTCCGAGAGTAATTGGGTCTACAAGACCTGCACTTGCATTTAATTCAACAAATGCGAAACGGTTAATCATTCTAACCATAGTTAAACCCATATCACGAACACAATTTTTGAAGAATGCGAGGTTTCTTGGTTTTTCAGCATCTTTTGTAGAAAATTCAACTTCAAAACCGAATTTAGTCATGTTTCCGTATTCTTCTTGAATACCACTAAATGATACTTGTGGGTATTCGGAACCTTCGGTAATTTCGACAGGTTCTGCTAAAATACCTGCTGCAAGGTCTGTTTCGTAATTCCTTTTGCTTGAAGCATACTCAAAGTGTTTGTCCCCTCCATTGTTTTGAGGTTCAAATATATTGAGCATACACATTGGTGTCAATGAGTATTGGTGTATGACTCTTTCAATACTCTCTGGATTAAGTAAATATTCTATTTGTTTACTTCCGAATATCATAAATATAAATCCCCCTTATTCTTTAACTGCTCCATAGAACTCCCAACCCTCTAATACAGGGCAGTATCCACTTGCTAATGCTGGAACATTTGCTAATGCTAAAAGACTGGTTACACCAGATGATTTTTTGAAAACCTCTTTACCATCAACATATCCAACATATTCGAGATAGTCGTATGGTGCAATAGCTTCGTTTTGTGCAACGATAGCTACTTCATCGACTGCTTTTCCAAACCATTCGACAGTAGCACTTCTGTTTGGATATTCCCCAAAGTCACAGTCTTTTTGAGGTAATCTGTTAGTAGAAGTGTATGCAGCGTCAGGTTTCCATGTCATTTCTGGGTCGTATAATAATTTAGCAACCGCAGTGGTGGATTCATCTTCTGCTGGTTTTAATAAGATGTTTCTTGCAGTTGAATCCTCATGAATTTCTAAAATTCTGTGCAATGGAATTGGTTCAGTTAATGAGTGCTGTGGTTTAGTTGCACCAGTTTTTCTGTCTAATCCATTTTTAGTGTATTTTAAATCACCTTCATAGAGAGTTACGGTGAATTTTTTCCTGTTGTTTGAGTAGTCCCTAGTTGGTCTACCTGCTTCAACTAATTCCATGTTTTTATTCCTCCTTTGTAAATAAATCACCAAACATGCCTTCTACCGCTTCGGTACGGGCTTTTTGTTCGGCTTCTTCATCGTTTGAGCCATCGCCTTCATTTAACCCTTGGGCATTATTTGAACCTATGCCTCTTGGGGGTTGCTCATGGCTTTCTAATCCAGCTATTGTTTCTAAATCAGCAACATTCATGTTTTCCAATTTAGCTTTAATTTCAGAATTACCGTTTGAAATTTTTTCAAGCAATTCTTCCTTTTTAGCTGTTTGAGCTTTATTAAATTCTTCAATGATTGGTTTTTGCTCTTCGATGAGTTTTTCGTTGGTTTCTTTCCATTCTTTTAACTCATCTCTTTCTTTAACCAAATCGTCATAAGCTTTAAGTTTTTCTTTATTGGCTTCTAATTTATTATTAGCAATAGCCAATTGTTTATTCAAATCTTTAACTTGATTGTTTAAGATATTGATAGTTGTATTGTCATTATTTTCTTCCATTCTGCTTCCTCCTTCGTCGGCAGTATTATTAAGTATAGCTTGTCTTGGAGTAGTAGTCATAGCTACTTCTAATAACTTTCCTCCACTTGCTAACCAATAATCGCCTTTGTCAATAAGTTTACAATCATATGATGGACTATACTGATAATCATCAGTCGAATGTTCGGTCGATACATCTCCAAACAATTCTCCATCATTGAATGTCAAATTAGAAACCTCTCCAATACTTTCAGTAAAATGCTCCTCTAAAACTAGCTTGCAGCCACTTGAATTGCTTGCTAATTCTTTAAGAAACTCTTCTGAATAACGGATAGGTTTGTCATAAGCGTCATATTCCATGTCGCATGGCTTAAAAAGTGAAACTCTAACCATACTATTCTCTCCTTACTTCTAAATAATCGTCAGAATAAACATCAGGCAATACTGGAACTAACACACATCTCCCATTCACATGGTCTACTGGGAACCAACTCAATGGCATAGCTCCCATAGCTTCTATCTCATAACACCATGCACAGGTATTAATTCCACTACACTTCCAGTAGAATAAAGCTTCCTGCCCATAAATAAATTCCAAATAATTCCTATCAATTTGTTTTTGAATAGATTGTGCTTTATAGTCAATTTGATTAGTCAATCTTTTCAAAGTACGTCTAAAATTTGAATGAGGTACAAATTTACCAGAAGTTTGTGTAACTTTGTAATAATCTGCCTTGTCTTTTAACTCATAATACAAAGTCCATGTTACAACATCTATTCCACTATTGACTAATTCTTCTAAATCAATTTCAATATCAACAGTGCCTGTCGGTATTTTCCACTTTGCATCTAAATCGTCAGTTAAACCAGTGGAATAATCTTCAAACAATACCATCAAATTGCTTCGTAACTCTTCATTGAACTGTTCAATATCAATCATGAACTGTTCAGAAGCGAAATAAAACTCTGTATCATACATGTGCAAGATATAGAACTCTTGAAGTAGTGCTAACATGATAGCTAACATCTTTTTGATTTTTTCGTCTTTATTATCTACTTCAAATTCCTCATCTTCAATGTAATTGTCATCAAGACCATTATATTCCTCATGAGTTGGAATACTAGGAACTGACTTCGGCAAATCTACCCTCTCCATTGTTGATATTATTAATATTCAATCCGTCACCTGGTTTGGAAGTGGAAATTGTACCATTTTCGGTTTTAATTTGCTGTTTATTTTGAGTAGTATTGTCTCCATCGTCATCGACCATTGGATTGAAGTTGATCCAGACACAATCTTTTTCAAGACCTTTTAATTCCAGTAACCAATTGATGATAATTTGGGCAAAATTGAATAATTTATTCTGTAAGAATTGTTGAAACAATACTCTACCGGATTTTCCACTGTCTAATTGTACTACCGCAGTAGAACGATTAGAACTTGACCCATCAAACACAGATGGAGGTGTTGATAATCCCATAAAGATTGTTTTTTCGTATTTTTCTATGTAAGATTGAATTTTAGGTAAATTGGTGTCTCCTACCATCTCGACGGTTAATCCGTCGGGCATGTAGATAACACCTTTTTTGTGATAATTAGTAAGTGCATTAACTGCTTTGATAATGGCCCTTTTAGCTATATGAAGAAAACCTTCTTGGCTATTGTCTTTTTTCAATATCATGGTGTTTGTCTGTTTGAATGTGACTTGTGGCATCATTCTTTCAAGAAGGTTTAACATATATGCCTCATCGAGAACATTTTCCACCATTCCTTTATGTTTACCATGACGTGTAAAGAAATGAGTAGCTAATACTTCTTCGGGTAGGAAATTGTACTCTACTTCTTCCTGTTCCTCTGTACAATCTCTAAATTCCTTTGTTTGCCAACCTTTGTTAGTATTCTTATTCTTTTTAACAATTTGTTTGTATCCGATGACTTCTGAACCTGTTAAGTCATCGTAAAATTCTTTAATCTTGTAATTGTCTCCATCAAAAGCTAATTCACGCAAATACAGTTTTCCATCTTGCACAACTTTATTGTAGTACATTGCGCCATCAATAATGTTATTTCTTGCAGTTTCGTGGAGAATATTCATCATATCTAATCTGCGGAGCTCTTCTTCGATGTAAGCTATCGCTTCATCATTAGTTCCATCGACAACCCACCCAGAAATAGATTTGATAACTAAATCTTCGATAATACCATTAACAATAGGTGTTTTTTCTACACATAATCGGAGATTTTTGATTGATGGAATTACCATATCTGGAAGTTTATCTCCCCAGTCTACACTTTTATCATCAGTATTTGATTGAATATCGTCTACTCCTATCTCATAGATAGCAGACGCTTCCGCATTATCCAATCTAACTGAATTTATAACACGTTCTATTGGTTTCCACATATTAAAACACCATAATCATTAATTAAAATACCATCAAGTAATCTTCGTAATAGCCGTCTGGCTTTGGCTTGTTTGGGCTTAATGCTCCTCTGTACCCATACACTGCATAACCGAGTGCGTCCATACTGTGGTCGTTTACTTTTATAGGTTCGTCCAAAGTTATTCCGTCTTTATTTTTTCGGTATTTGTAACCTTTAATCTCTTTAATCGTATTAACACATCTTGGGTGGATATGTATCTTTGTCTGCTTTGTAGTGGTGATTTTAGCATTGACATCTTTAATTCCGCCTACCATTGGGAAACCTGCTTGATTAAATTCCTTAATCCTATCAGGTTCAGCTTTATCACCATAACCAGTAGACAAATGCTGTGGTAATAGCTTATGAGTAAATAACATATCAGTACATTCCTGAATGAACTCTTGATTGGTTAATTCACGTTTGTATACTTCATCAACTACATAACATTCATTATCATACCAGCCAATCAGTAAAAATGAGCTCGGATTGTTGAAACCGAAATCGGCTCCAAAAGACCATAAATCAAAGTTTGTTCTATCACAAACAGTATCGTAGTTTGGATAAATCACATCAGATAATTTGCCCCATTTTCCAGCAGAATATCTTAACCACAATTCGTAATCTTCGTTTTTGAGGTTATCATAGTAGTCTTTCTGGAATTGAGGTAAGAAATCATTCTGACTATAATGGAAATGAGCTTTGGTTCTACGTGCTTGAATTTGGCGTAAAACCTCATCATAATCTCGATAATCCCAAATATCATTTGGGAAATGTTTATTGTGATTTTCTACCAATTTCTTCTCATTTTCATACTCGTTAGTAGCGTCATAAT